TACGCCTTCCAAGTATGACACTTGTAGGGATATCTAAATGCTCGGAAACAATCGTTACAATTTCGCGGAGCGATACGGTTTGGGCGATATCTCCGAGATTTTCAGTCCTACATATTCCGCCTCGACGAACTTCTTCTTGAGGTTGTATGTCGGTGTCCGAACCCCTTTTACGTCCTCTACTACTATCTGAGCTTCCGGGGGTTGTACGTTCACTCTCGTATATTGAAAGTCTGCTATGTACGTGCATATCTTTTTTCCATTGTGATAAAGTGGGAACTTAGGATGTACCGTTAAATTACTGATTTCACCGGATTCCAATAATGGTTTTAATGTATAAAGATAATGTGCTGCCTCTGCCTTGCTATCAAATTTATAGCCGTCTATCTCGACCTTTACATTGTTGAACTTAGACAAAATTTACTTATCCCTACAATTAGTACTTGTACTATTGGATACCATCGCTTATATGTTAAGTAAATCAGAACACAAGCTGAACGCTGAATGAATTATAGGAGGGTAAAATGGAAGTATTGAAACGACTCAACCAAGAATACGATGAGTTCGTATTGCTCAAAAAGCGTTGTTTTGAACGTATTCCGAGTTTCCGAGAAGGTGAAGAATGTTTTAATTGTGTGGCAGAGTACGACGAAAATTTCATCCAAAAAACTTACGTTGAAATGAGAACGGGCTTATCTGACGCGAGATTTTATAGCGTTGTTGTGTATGAAAATTATCAGCAAGTAGACGATTTTTATACCTATGACGAGCAGCAAGCCATTAAGTTTGCATATCTATATGCACATAAACAATGGACAGGAGAGAGCTATGGTGATGCATAGACCAGAACACGGGATGCCCAAATCAGGAAAGTTTGGTGTATATGTGCGTGTTTCAACTGACAAGCAATCTGTTGAGAATCAAATGCATGGTATACACACTTACCTTAATGGTGGTGACCATGAGGTTAAATGGTTCAAAGAAGAGGGTGTCTCATCGACTGAAGACTGGGACAACAGAGAAGAATTACAGAACTGTATCGATTACTGCCGGAAGACAGGCGCTACGTTTTTAATCTATTCTCTCTCGCGTCTTGCCCGGTATCATTGGCAAGCACTGCGCTTCTTTTCACAGGAAGTAGAGAAGGGGCATATTAAAATGGTGGTCGTTGATGACCCGTATATGGACGAGCAATCCGTACACTTCCGGGCAACCTTTGATGAGTATCAGCGCAAACGTATCTCAGAGAATACCAAGCGCAGCCTAGAGCGCATCAAGCATGAAATCGAAACGAAGGGTGAGTATGTCACTAAAGAAGGCAAAACCATCACCAAGCTCGGCAACAATGATAGCATTCTTGACACTAGTAAAAAAGGCAATGACGCTCAAAAGGCAAAGTTCAAACAAAGAGCTGAACAAGTAGAAGATATCATTATGCATTTAAGGGGGAGGGGTATGAGCTACCGGCAAATATCCGAACAACTCAACTCCATGGGGGTGCCATCCCCGACCAAGATGCGTAACCCGGACCTTGCCAGACGAGCGCCATGGCATCCACCATCAGTTAGAAACTACATAAAAAAACTAGAGGAGAACTAAAATGAATAATGAAGATTACATTAAAGATGAGCATATAAACGGTAAAGAGGATTGGGCGCAAGCTTCACCAGAACAATTAATTGAATATCACAACAGACAGCCAGAGGATTATGTTGTTGGTATAACAATGCCAGAAGGCATTCCACAAACTGGGAATTTGGTAGCTTGGAATGACTATTGTATGACCTTGGCATATATGCAATTGACAGCTTCTGCCGACAATTACGACAGTAAATATAAAAAATGCATTGAATATTTTAAATCAACTTACCAAAAAATGAGCGTTTTTCGTCTTCTGTATTTACAACTTAGTGTAGGCGGTGAATACACTAAAACCTTTATTTACAAGAGACTGAACCTTACGAGAAGCTTTGTTTATAGTGTCATCAAGGATGCTGTCGAAGAGGGCTGGGTGCATGATGATGATAAAGGTGTAAGGCTTACCCAGCATGGAAGTGAGGCGTTTCGACACTACGCCACAAAATGGTGGAAGGCGAATGAAAACAGTGGATTATCTGGTCAGTATTTTAGAGTCTGGCATAGCCGAAATGCTGTATTCGTCAAAGACAATATTTGTAATCAGTATTTACAGAAGTATTAATGAGCGATTTGACAGTCTTTTTTTTATTCTTAATTATGAACATAAGGTGAAAGTATGGCTAACAAAAAGATAAAATATAATCCGACGGCTTACGCTATAAGAAGGGGCTTGATGCAATATAAAAAACGCATCGATGTTCCCTTATGGCATCCATCTCATCTGCCTCAAGCTATCAAAGCATTGAGAAGTTGTGCAGACGAAATGGAGCGTATCATGCAAAGCAATAGCCTTAAAAGCGTAGATAAGATGATTTACGCACAAGGCTCGGTTCATTTTACCAACGTGAGTTTGAACCATACCTTTCCCAAAGACCCACGTACAAGAGGTGTGCATACATTTCCCGGGTACGATAAAGGGTTATCTGTTGAGACAGCCGGAGTAGAGGCTGTCAACGCAAGAGAAGACTTGGAATAAACACATAGTATATGTAAATATACATTTAGTGTATGTAATATAGAAAGGTAAAGGCTATGCTACTATTAAACTACTTTTGTCGCATAATATATAATAGCGGAGTTGCGACAAAAATTCAGCGCCCTCTAGTAGGTGTATTCTGGCAAATCTGTCAGACAGTCCTAGCTCTAATTCTGTGCTTGGGATTTATCCTTACAATTTATGCACTTATCTGGGGCCTATGCGCCCTAGATGACGTTTGTTATTATAAAAATATCGGAGTTTAGTATGCCTAAATTTACTAAAACCGGTTACGAGATTAGCTCGTCAGAGGCTCCTATTATTGTGCTTGGCAAAAATAAATTTGGAGATACTCGTCAGAAAAAATTAGATGAGTTCAGAAAAATAAGAGCCGGGGTGGAGATACTTAGAACTACACCTCGGAACATTAAGGCTTTGCGTCGCGGTACGCACCTTGAACATTCCGTCGGAACATGGGCAAAAGAAGAGCTTGAGATTTTGACAGATGGCAAAGTACATATGTTTGAGCCGACAGATGCTTATCGTGATAAGCAGCTTCTGATAGGTGCCTCGATTGATAGAATAATCACGTTAGAAAAAGAATTACATCTAGGTGATTATGTTCTTGATGGTGAGGGTATCTGCGAAATCAAAACAGATTTCTACCATGAAGGTTATTGCCGTCCAGATTGGATAATACAAGTTCAACATCAGATGCTTTGTTCTGGTCACGATTGGGGGCTTGTGGCTTGCATGGACCAAAAAGGTAAATTGCACTTTTATCCGTTGCCAAGAGATAATCAACTCGCGACACAAATGTTCACGGCCTATGATATATTCTGGAACTTGATTGATAATGATATGGACTACCCACCATCAGTCGAGAAAGATGAGCATGAGTATATAGACATTAAGGACAAACTGCCGGACACGAATATAGATTTTTTAACTATGTGTAATAACTATCTAAAGGCTTCGGCTGAAGAGAGTGAATGGAAAAAAGTTAAAGAAGATATCAAAGAGGCTATCGTTATGACTCTTGATGGCCTTGGCATTGAACGAGCCACAATAAATAATTTTAAAATAAAATCAGAGACGGTGCAGCGTGAGCGTAAAGAACAAGTTGGCACGGGTATCATGTATTCTAGCACAAGTTTCTCTTTGAAGGAGATATCGAATGAGTAAAATAACTACGTTAGAGCCTACTAGCTTGAGTGAAGCAAAAGAATTTGCTGAGACTTTAAGCAAGTCGGGCATGGTCCCGGAAGCATATCAGGGTAAACCACACAACACACTAGTCGCAATACAATGGGGGTACGAGCTAGGTCTAGCACCTATGCAAGCCTTGCAAAATATTGCCGTCATAAATGGCAAGCCCTCAATCTGGGGCGATAGTATGTTGGCATTAGTCAAAGCGCACAAAGCGTTCCGGGGTATTTATGAATACATAGAAGATACCACGGCTGTGTGTGAGGTGCGTCGTGAAATGGCAAATGGTGAGATTGAAAACACTCGCGCAACATTTAGTATCGAAGAAGCAAAACAAGCTGGTCTGGTTGGCAAGCGAGGACCGTGGCAAACCTATCCAAATCGAATGCTCAAACTCCGAGCAAGGGGGTTTGCTCTACGAGATGCGTTTCCGGATGCTATCAAGGGGCTGATTACTGCCGAAGAAGCGAAGGACTACCCTACCTCTGAAAAACGACCCTCTCAGAAGCCCGTACAGCCCCCTTACATAGCGCCTGATGGTAATCATGTACAAAACTTTATTGATGCTGTGGGTGACTCTAAAAACGCTACTAATCAGGTAACCGCTGAATCAGTATCGGAAAACAAGGGCATTTCTATCGTTATGAAGATACCCAAGAAGGATGATGAGGTTTTTGATAGTGAGGAAGCATTTACCGATAGGTTTTGCAAGGGTGCAGAGAATATTCGCAATGCATCTGGCTATGAAAAAGTGCAGTTACAAAATTATTTGAGTGAACTTAAAAATGAAAACTGGGATGCGCTTATGTCTTTGGAAGAAAGTTTAAGTCAAAAGTGTTTTTCAACTGTAGATAAATATTTTCAAGAGTTGGAGTAGACGATGAAGGAAGGATTGACACGACAACAGACCGAGGTGCTTAACTTCATAAAAGCTTTTGTGAGGGCTAAGAACTATACTCCTAGTTATCGAGAGATAGCCGTCGGTAAAATTGGTGACCTTCAGTTTCTCCCATCAAGAGCGCACTCTAATACTCATGGTTTAGTTGTGCGTTTAGAGGAGAGAGGATATGTCAAACGTGGACGCAAGGGACGGGAGAGAACAATATCATTGGTTGAGTAGTTGGTGAGCTTGTTCTTTCGTTTCTTTATTGCGACGAGTCCAGCCTTTACCAAAATGTTCAAAACCTTTGAGCTTCTCGTAAAACCGCTGCCGTCTATCGTACATAGCATCTATCAAACTAGCCGCGTCGTTACTTGCGATTGCGGCTAGTGTCATTTTACCAATAGCTCCATCAGCTTTAACTTTTACGATTGTCTGAATGCTCCGAGCAGAACGAGCCGGACCTGAGTTTACAGCCCAATCAAATACACTCCAATCCAGACCAGTGGGCAAGTCATCAGCTTTGACGGCATCCCAATAGTTGCGTCGGTAAATCGGAGTTACATCGTCGGGAGTTAAATCTCTCATATCCTTGGGATGATAATCCTGTTCCATGCACCATCGTCTATAAACTCTTTGAGTTACGCCAAGATTGGTTTCTCCTCCGGGGTCTTCTGGATGGTCTACGTATCCACCCTCATGGGCAAGCAACCACTCCATGCATTGCTCAAAGT